CCTGTCAGCTTGCCCACCACGCCAAAGCAACCGCCCGACTTATCTAGCCCAGCGTTAAACTTCTTCTTACCATCTGGCGATATGGTTTGCGTCCCGACGCGCTGCTTATCGGTGTTGAACAACTGCACAACGACGTTATCACCGCTTAGCTTTGAGCCAAATAATTCAACACCCTTTCGCTCATGGTATAGCTGTGTCGTATCACCGAAATCATCCAGGCTAACACTGGCCTCTCGTAACGTGATTACGTTGTCAGCTTGTTTGTCGGGCCAAACCCCGTCGTGGCGCATTTCTGCAACCATGTCTTTAAACTCACAGCCTTGCCTGCAAAATGCTTTGACAATGCCGTTGTGATTTCTGATCCAAAACCTGTCAGTGCCAGCACAGCATGGGCATGGGCCATGCCATTCGCCTTTTGTAGTTTGATTTAGGCTGTACTTTGTCTTTATGGCCTCTGACCATTCTGACCACCACGCCTCTGGAAAGTCACTCATCCCAATTCCTCTGGCCGAGCTTTTGGCCTAACTCGACTGCGCGAAGGCATATCTGTCGGCTTGCAAACGGCTAGGCTCTCTTTGTAATGCTTGTATATTTCTGAATAGATGGACGATAATGCTTGACCACAGGCTTGCTCAGTGGGGAACAACAGCTTGGTTGTTATTTCCTCACCCTCAACCGTGTAGGCGATTATCATTATCGTCCAGTACAGCATGGCCTAAAACGGTATCTCATCATCAGGCACAGGCCCACTCATTGAGCCTCCCTTCGGCGCTGGTGGACTGCCAAACGGGTCGCTTGCTTCATCTGCAAAAGGATCATCTGCCTCGCTAAACGGGTCGCTTTCAACGCGCTCTTTTAGCTCGACAACCTTTACCGCTTCTGGGCGTAACGTGACGCCAGATTTGCCTGCATATTTCCAAGCCCTTACGCCAACCATGACGTGAATTTTGCTGCCTGTCGTAAGCTGAAAGTCTTGCGCTGCGATTGAGCCGTCTTGCATGAATTGCTTGGGCTTGCTGCTTGCCTCGCCGTAAGACTTTTTCGTTAGCTTTACGATCCAAGCTTTTTCGTCTTGCTTGAATACATCAGCCAATCCCTTTGGCGACCAATCAGGCCAATCCTCGCCGCGCTTTTCATTGAAAGCTTTACGCATTACACCAGCAAGCTCTTTGGCTTGGGCTTCTGTCACGATCAAGTTTAGCTCATATTTACCTTCTGGATCAGTCAGCGTTTCGCATGCAACGCTACGGTTTTGCATTGGATCAAATTTGTAAAGCTTGTCCAGCTTGGGCCATAGCGCCTCAACGTTTGTCATTTTGTGATTCATGTTTTCCTCTCACCCCAGCCATGCTGGAAGCTGCGCGACGTGGACTGCAGGCCATCCCGTCGCATATGTTTCTGTTTGAATTGCCTGCTCAATCTTGAGTAAGATTTGTTCGACTTGTTCTAGGCTGTGCGCCATAAGCTCAGGCCCGACTTCAACTAAGCTCGTTGCGTAGGGTGGCTCTTTTTCTACATTTGCGAATAAGAAGCGGTCACAGCGTAGACCAGCGAGCTCCAAGGTTCGCTTGTACCAAGCCGCTTGAAATGCGTACTTCAGCTTGTACATCTGGCGTTCAAATTCATAAGGCTCAGCGCTGATTGTTGTCTTGAGGTCCACCACAATACCCTGGCTTTGGATCATCAGGTCGGGCCTTGCTTTTAGCGCCAGTGATGTATTGTCGTGCGCTGCGAATATGCTGGCCTCTGCCACCTTGTCTTTGTGGCCTAGCAAAAAGCCTATCTGTGGGCTTTCATGTAGCGCATCCACCATGCCGCTAACGCGCTCATAGTCTGCATCAGTTAGGCATACGACGTTCATTTTTTCGGCGCGTTCAGCCGCTTCTTTCCAAGGATTACCGCGCCTGTTTTCGCCGCCTTTGATGGGCAATATATTTTCACCAGCCCAAGCGTGAACAGCGCGGCCTATTTGGAAGGCTGGCGTGTCTTTATACTTCTTGGCGCAAAACGCATGCGCTATGCTTTGGCTAAGCACAGCCTTGCCTTTGCTTGAGCTAACGGATTGCCTGCCCTCGATTTCGTCAAGCGCGTGATATATCTTGTCTGATAGGCCATAGTGTACGCCTAAAGGATAACTCATATGTGTTTCTCCATTTCTGCTATTTCTAGCGCCAACAGCCTCAACTCATTCGCCATTCCCTTACTAATATGACCGCTAAAAAGTGGTCGCCTATTCTTAGCGTCGTGTGCCATGTGAGGAATAAGCGCAAAAGTTTGACCGTCAGTAGGGTGATTGATTGTCTCAAACGTCATATGCGCGACTTTAAACAACTTACGCTCAAACCTTGTTGGCTCTGGATGTCTACGTTTTGAGCTTAAAGAGTGACTACTCATTCTTCTTCCTCATCTGCTGAAATTTCGCCTGATCCGTTGCAATAGATGCAATCCTCAAGCTGTTCATAAGGCTCCAAGCCTCTGCCGAAATTGGCCCAGCCGCCCACGTCCACCTTGCCTTCGCCTTCGCACTCTGTGCATTTACGCATCATGCATCACCACCTTGGCGATTTCGTGCAAGCCTTCGCTTAGCGCCCTCAATCGTGTCCAAGCGTTCATCAACGCCTGCGGCTATGGCTATAAAATGTCTGTTGCTTGTTTGGCGAATGACCGCATTGATAATGTCGCTGACCACACGCCCGTTAAGAAAAATCTCAACATTTTTGTTATCTATTCTAAGCTCAAGGTCATAAATGCTATTTGACCAACTTGAATCGTATATGCTTACTTCAAGATTACGGTTGTGCTTAAAATCGCGGCAATAACGTCGCACATCGTCGGGCCTATCGCGGAATTTGTTTTCAAAAATGGTAATCATAACTCAGCCCGTTTCGCCAAGATTTCACGCGCCATATAAAAATGCGTTTCTGGTGACATGGTGAGCAAATCTTTCTGATGCTCTGCCGCCAGACTTGCAGGGCATAGAGCGAGAGCTACGTCACACATCTGCATAACGACACGCCAAGGTCTGCGATTAAACTTGTACCAAAGCACAGGGATTTTATCGTAAGCTTTCGCCGCTTTTGCGACTTGCTCCCACCAACTTTTATCGTGCTGCGTGTTGACGCCAACTCTGGCTTTTACCTCTATGCAGAAGCACCAATCAAAGTCACCATCAGGTATTAGGTCGCCCCTATCGGCGCGTCGGTATTGCTCAATATCACGAACCAGCTTTACGCCCATGTCATCGTAATAGAGCCTGCCGACTGCGCGTTCATTTGCAGCACCCTTTTGGCGAACATTAACCATTAGACGCCGCCACCAGATCACGTTCTAGGTTAGCCCAATCGTGACATTTCACTTTACCGTTAGTTAGTCTTTCAATCTGAATAGCAGTGACTACTGTTGGATATGTAGACCCAATTAAATAACGTGATAGTGTCGGTTGAGATACGCCAAGCTTGTCAGCAAATTGCGTTTGTGACACGTCATTCTGGATTAAATACTGGTACAAGTGCATACGGAAAAGCCTATTTTTATGTGATTTGCCCAACCTATATGAATATTTGTACCTTAGTAAATGCCTTCATGGGTATTGGAACCGTACCCCTTGGTATATAAGGTTTTATTTCTTTTGTTGACTTTATTCATAAATATGGGTACAGCTAAGGTAGAAGGGAGAGAAAAATGGAAATAAACCACACAAGCTCACAAGCTTATAGCGTCGGGAGTGACACGAAATACACGTGGAGATATATTGTCTGCGAATTTGGAATGGCGTATCAAAAACGATACCACCAGATTGCAAAGTCACAGGAAAGCATTACAACGCTCGGCATCTGGTCAAGGGCTTCAGATTGGTTAAACCCACCACTAGGTCCACCCTCTGAAAATTGGCTACGAGAGAGTAATAGATTTAATAGTAAAAGAAGAACAATTTACGACAGAGGAAAAGACCAATGCACACGAGCATTTACAAAATGCGAACCAAGCTAAGAATAACCCAACCCGAATTGGCTGAAAGGACAGGCATCAGTCAATCTCAAATTTCAAAGTATGAGAAAGGTGAAATCACCCGACCGTCATACGAAAAGTTGGTTAGAATAGCTGAAGCGTTAAGATGTACTGTGGAAGATATTACTGATCGGGAAAATCCATCAGAGGTTAAGTCAGTCTTTCAAGCTTTCACAGATCAAAGCGCTGCCATTTTCATACCGCTTTACGGGAATGAAAGACAAAGCATGAATACAGATTTTCAACATGGGGACGGCTTTATTATAAGACCTGGTGGCTCCCCCAACCAAACTAAGAAGCCTAGCTTCCTAGACTATAGCGACACAGCCTACGCTGTGACCACTTATAGCGAAGCAATGGAGCCGCGATACTTATCTGGTGACGTTGTATTCGTTGATCCCAAGCTTGACGTGAAGCAGCGTGATGACGTTGTTCTGACGTTTCAAGTTGGCGACAAACTGATAGGCATGATCCGCGAATGCGTTGAAGTAAGCGAAAGCTCAATCAAGGTGAAAGACCTCAAGGTTAACAGTGGAAAGCCAACTGTCAGCTTTCAAAAGTCCGACCTATACGGCGTCCACGTCATTGTAGGTACGCAGAAGTATAGAGGTTAAAAAAATGGTAAGCTGCAAAGCTATATATATGGCCTAAGTAGCTTACCATTAACCCATTCACGCTCAGATGAATGCATTTGTTCATGCCGCCGTTTTAAAAGCTGCTTCTTTTTTTCGCATCTGTCAAAAAACTCTTGGCGAAGCTCCAAAGGCACATTTTCCAATCTTTTTATCATTCTTTTGTGAATTGTTCTAATATAAGACTCAACTAATCCAAATTGGTCAGCGATAACTTCAAGCGGAACGTCTGCTATAAACGCCTCAGTAATTTTAAGATTTCGATAGTCGTTGTTTATTTTTTTTATCATTTTCAGAAGTGCCTAAAAATCAAGTTTAGAGTTTAATACACAAAGCCAAAATTTTTTTTGTCCATTTGTATTAACCAACCTCAACCACATAATCATCCACCAGCACGTCAACAGTATTAATGCGGCGATAGTGCTTGGACGTTGTGTCGCTGCCTATCGTGTGGCCTACAAGCTTCTGGACGTGATGCTCTATCACCCCACTGTCGAGCAAATGGTTGATGTAAAACCGCCGCAAGCCGTGCCAACCAAAATGCTCAACACCAGCGCGTTTCTGTGCAGGCCAAAGTATATTTCTTGCCGCGCCTGTGTTGGTGTACAAGCGTCCAGCCGAATTAATGAACAGGAAATCTTCATCGCTGCTATTCGCGGCCCCTAGCTTCATCTGAGCAAGCTTGGCCTTGAGCTTATCACTTAGCTTAACCTTGCGTGTGCTATCCTTTGTTTTCGTGGGCAATAGTTCACGGTCTACAGCCGATAGCTTTACGTCTACAACGCCGCGCTTCACAGCGCCCCAAGACAACGCCAGTATTTCACTGATTCGCATGCCTGTCTCAGAGCCAAACCTGACCATCACCTGATGCTCAATCTTGTTGCAATGCAGCAAGGTTTTCTGTACATCCTCATAGCTAGGCGTTGGAAGCTGTCGCGCTTCTTGGCGGTTTAGCTTGTCAATTTCCTCGCGGTTAGGGATCACGTCAATCAAGCGCTTGCGGTAGAAAAACTTGAGCATGCGAAAAACCGATTGCAAAATGCCCTTTATCGTTGGCGCTTTTAGGTCAGCTTTAAGTTTATCTTGAAATTCATTTATTAGCCGCCCGTCAATCTTATCAATATCTACATCGCCAAAGAAGGGCAGTATATGATTATGAAGCTGTGCTTCGATATGGCGTCTACGCTTTGGGCGTATCTTATCGTCTGCCGTGTCCTTGCCAGATTTGAACGCTTTAAGCTGCCTGTCTAGCTCTGCAAGATAAAGTTGGTAGTTGTCTTTAAGCTTCATTTTCTGGTGTGGGTGCTTAATTTTGCCAGCGATTAACTGACGTACAAATGCCTCTGGGGTTTCCCCCAAAGGCTTTATTACTCGCTTGTACTCTACCTTGCTAACAGGGTGCGTAAACCTCACCTTGTTCAAAGCTTGGTTGTAGTTGACGTGGACGCCATCCACTTTCAAAATCATTACCATCATACATTTCCTCTACGATTTCACTTTCCAGACTTCTCATACTTTTAAGGAAATCGTCTTGCACATCGCTAAAGCTTTTCTGGCTTATGCTGTGCTCTGCTTTGCTCATTTCATTAAAAATACGTCTTAACTCGCTTAGCTCTTTGATTAAGCTTTTACCTCTTTCTGTAATATTTATTGTAGTCATATTTCCACACTTTCTTATTCATTTATATTCACGGAAGAATGCCTTAGTCAATATAGTCCGTGTAAAGTCCGTGCTTTTTCATTCATATTCGTTGAACGATAGGCACAATAAAGCCCTCACAATGCCTGTTGATAAGAGCCAACTAATTGTAAAATATAGGAAAATTAAATTACCGCATGAAAGTCAAAAGTGTCTCGCATCTTTTTCATGTGGCGATAGCTTGCAAAGCTGGCTGATTTAATATCCTATATTTCACAATCACTTACATGGCATATAGCGAAAAGCTCGTCAATGTTTTTTTAAAAGTCCGGCAAAAGTCCGTCACTTCTTGGTGCTTAGAAAAAGTCCGTCAAAGCTGAAAGCACTCCCTCAAGCTTGCATCTTGGACTTCTTGCGTGAATGCGTCGGGCCTTAGCTTGATTGTCTTTGAGCTAATAAGCTCACCGCGCTTTGCAATGAGAAGCTTAACGTCCAGCGCCACCAGCAAGACTATTCCCTCATATTGGCGCATCTTATGTAATGCAAAGTTGTACTTTTCGATTGTGTGGTGAGAGCTATGCAAGATCGCCTTGGAAGCCGACTTGACTTGGACTTTGAAGAATTGACCGCTTGGCGTTTTAGCCCAAAGGTCATCACCTTCTATGTCAACGTGGCTGGTGCGTATATCGTGAGCCTCAAGCACACTTTGCGCGAAAAGCTCACCGACGCGCCCCGTGTGCCTGTTGTTGTTCAAATGGCTAGGTCATTAGCTCAAAGTGTGGGGCGTCTATGAATGGCCTGCGTCCTTGTGAACGGCGCAAGTCTATATACTCGTTCATCGCTTCCTCTGCCGTACCCTCATAAGCACCGAAATCGTCTATATGCCATGCAGCGCCCCAGCGAATTTTAACGCCAAGCTCTTTGGCTGACGTTTTCATCGCGTCGGCTATTTCGTCGTAAAGGTTAAGCTCCCAGCGCCCACCATCTACATAAGCCATTAGGTCAACTGCATCGCCGCCTAAGTGCTTTGATTTCATCGTCTGACTTGCGCCTTTGGCGACTAGAGCCTCTTGCTCTTTACGAGTACGCAACCCACAGATCACACTGAAATCCTGTTCTGTTATAGTTATGGCGCTACGCACTACAGTTTGCATGCTGGCGTCCACACCTTCCAAGCGCTCTTTGCTACGATTGCCTAGTTTGTATCCCATCGTGTTCTCCTACGTTTTGACCCCAAGAAAGCTCACGCATTTCCAATCGGCTACTCTGTGCTGGGGATGTGCTTCTGCTATGGCTTGCAGGCCGTACTGCTGCACCGCATATTCGCAAACCTCTTTTGTTTTAAAAATCGGGCTTCCAATGCTCACACAGTTGACCTGAGA